ATCTTTGCTCTAATATTTTTAACCATTTGATTAAAGTCTTTGCCTACAATAGCTGACTGATAAACCTCATTGGCTAATGTGTCTAGGTAGGTGTTTGCAATATCCTCAAACCCACTAAAAGATAAAAACTTTAGTTGGTTAATGACTTCAAGATTAGGTTTCGTTAATGACTTAAATCTTACAGGGATAGGTAGTGGTTTAATAAACTTTTGATATTCTTTTATAACTTCATCATATTCACTACGGATAATATTATCTACTTCCGATAAATAGTTTTCTTCAATTAATCTTTTAAGGTTGGGTCTTAGTTGAATGGCTAGTTGGGTGGTTAGTTTTTCACCACCTGCGGTTGACTTAGTTAAGTCAGCAATAATGTCATCTTCAAGTTTTTTAAGTACGCCAATAACTCTTTCTTCGTGAGTATCAATTAATCTGTTAAGGATATCCTGTTTAGCCATTCCACTTTGTATATAATGAAATGGCTACTTAGTAAATACAGGATTATTTACTGAAATTTTCTCTTAGATAATTTCTTAGCTATGTTCATTCCCTCCTTAGTAAATGAATAAATAGCACTATCTGTTTTTAGTGATTTACCATTTAAGTAATCTACAAATTTAATAATGCCTCTAGCTTCTAGGTCTTTGTAGATTGAATACCATTGACCTACCATTAATTTAGCACCCTCTACATTAGCAGGGTGTAAATATTCTCCCTTAACTAAAGAGAAAAATATAAATCCTTGTGGATAATCGCAATTATCCCAAAGATGTTTAACAAGCATATTCTGAAGTTCAGAATTTGTTGGTTGTATTATTTCGTTCATTTTAGTTTCTCCTGTTTTGTTAATCATTATAAATAAATTATATTTTTTTTATAATAATGCAACAGGAAAAATAGCTATATTTTAAAACCTTTTTTCCAAGATTGTACTGCCCAATAAGCAGGTGATAGGTTCTTTTGACCTTTTACTTTGGCTAATATGGGTCTAAATCTAGCCATGAAACTTCTTTGTCTAGCAGGGATATTTTTCTTTATAGATAGGTTAGGGTCGCCAAATCTAACAACTTTAACATTGCCAGTTGCTTTATTCTTTACATAAACACCAAACTTCTTTGATTTGCTTGGGGTTCTGAATGGCTTATTCAGCTTAACTTGACGACCTCTATAAGTAGCCATTATTTCTTTTTCTTTTTCTTCTTCATAGTAGACTTCTTTGGCGGTCTACCTCTTTTACTTCCGTATGTTCCTTTTCCTTGTGGCATTTTACTTTCCTTTCTTTTTCTTTTTTTTCATAATAGCTTTTTGTAAAGCCATTGGTAGTTTCTTTTGTTTCTTGGTTAGTGCCATTGCTTATCCTTTCTTCATAATGCTGAAAACATAATAGTTCTAACATACCATATCTATAATTAAAACCTATACAGGCAAATTTACCACAAAAGCATTTCTTTTGACCATGTTGTTGATGTGTCCAGTTATAGAAATCATTAACTGAAACAGTCTTGCCTTTTACTTTTTCTTTTTGCGTAAGTCTAAGTCGTGTTTCCGACTACCTCTTAGAAAGGAGTTTACTCTACCCATAGACCAAGCCGCCATAGGAACTCTGCGACTACCTGCTGATAAAAAAGCACCTTGTCCTCTGCGGTACACTTTAGCTAGTGTTCCATATGTATATCTTTTAGATGCCTTTGCTTTTCTTTGTAAGGTGGCTTTAACTGTAGCTGATAATGGTTTTCTTCTTACTGCCATTATGCTTTAGTCCTTGAACGCAATAATGACATTGGGATGCGTTTCCCTGCTTTATATAATGCTGATACTCTCTTGATTAATGATGCACGTTTTTGTCTTTTAGCACCTTTAAGACCTGATAGATACTTCTTAGGTACTTTAGTTTTTTTATCTTTGGGAACTTTACGCTTCTTCAACTTCTTCACCCTCAATAGTTGGAGTTGAGAATTGACCAATAGTGATTGCCTTAGCATCTATTTCACTATCTATTGTATTAATCTTTTCATCATCATCTACAACTGCTCTTGCAATCTGTTTATCTACTTCTTTTAAGAAGCTATCTGATTGAACGCCACTAGCTTTTGCTTGTTGTAGGAATTGTAAGTCACTAGCATAATCTCTAAGGTTGAAACTATCAGGATAAATAATTTCACCATCAAATGTTTGGTTCTGCCATTCAGCAAATAGTTTCCAGATTTGTTCTTCTGCATTTTGTAAGTAATCAGCTTTCTCCGATAATCTAGCGTTTAATAATTGAAACTCTGTTTGTAAAGCGATACCAGATTGTATTCTATCTTGGGTTGCTCTGACTGCACCCATGTGTGTGATTCTATTAATAGCTTCTACCTTCATGTTTATGTTATTCATAATGCCATCTAATGATTGTGATGATGGTTGGATAAGATAAGGTTTTAAATTAGGCTCTAAATCTTCTGGCATTTCAATAATAGAACCTGCACCTGCACTAGCCTCTACATTAGGTGTCTTAACTAAACTTGGGTGGTTAGATAATCTTACTAATTGCTCAATCTCGGAGTAATCATTATAGATAGCTTTTTGTAATTCAGCTACGTCATTAAGGTCAGACATACCAATGCCTCGTCTTTGTGACTTTTGATTGTAAAGAATAACCGCAGGAACTTTTCCTAATTGGTTTGGCATCTCATCAACAAGCATAGGTTTAGCAGTTGAATACCCTTTGTTAAAATCTTTTACTCTGTATGTAGAAATATCTTCCATTGTCCAAACTCTAATAGTTGCTACATCTTCAAATAAATCTTCTAATAGTGTTAATGATGTTAAAACATATCTTCCGTTCATACTACGTTCAAAATTCCAATTTAAAACATTCTCAGGAGTATAAAGACTGATGTAGGGTCTGATGTCTAACTGTATTTCTTCTGCTCTAGTTTGAGTTTGTACCGCAGGTTTATCTAGGATTGCCCAACAAGTACCATAGATAGATGCATTGACTTGCATTTCTCTAATGACGTTATTGAAAGACCTTCCGTCTAAATCAGCATCATCAATAAAGCTTTGTAATTGTGCGTCACCAGTTAATGAACCATAATCTCTTGTTGGTGGTACTCGGAATAAGAAAGACGAATAGATTTGCACCACATTCTTACAATGATTATCAATAGGGGTATTTTCTGCTCTTTTAAGATACTCCTCATCAGTTTCTAGGATGTATCTATTTAGCTGATAGCCATCTTGATAGTCCTGTCCACCGAGATATGACATTAAATGAAAATGCCAATCTTTAAACTTTTCTTCGTAGTGTTTATGTCTTTCTGTTAAAAATTCTCTACTGTATAATGCCATTAACTCCACCTCTTGGGTTTGCTTGGTGTAAACTGTCTTTTGACTGGGTATAAATATTCCACTAAATATCCTAATGCATCATTCATATGGTCATAATTGTTGTCCTTGTCAGGCACAGTTGTTCCTTCTTTATAAATTTGTCTTTCAATGCTTTTTAACATAGTTTTACAATTTTTGGCAACAAATAATGTTCGTTCACCTATTCCGTTCTTCAATTTAGTATTCACTGCATTTATTCTATCTCTAATCAGTGGATGATTGTTTCTTACTCGTAAATGAAATCCTGCATTTTTTAAGATAGCCAAATCAGTGACACCACCTGCTGATGTTTTTCTTTGCTTTGACGCAGGGTCAGGATAAATAAATATATGCTTATCATTAAATCTATTTTTGATTTCTTGTACCATTTCGTCAGTATTAGAACTATAGATAACAATTTCTTCATAGAGATAAATATTATTACCTTTTAACTCACATATCACAGCGGACATTGGGTCTATATTGAAGTCCATGCCAATATGTATTTCATTAGTATCAGGTAGATAATTATCCATGACATTCTCTTTTCTATCAAAGTTGTAATAAATCTGTCCTGCATAATTAACAAATGAACCCATGTATTCTTGTTGGAATGTTCGTTCATCTAGGTCTGCTTTAGCTTGTTCTATTTCTTGTGGTGATACCCTGCCACCATCTAAGGTAGTAAATTGAAATGATGCCCAATTATCTGGGTCTTCATCAGCTTTGGTAAATAAGTTATAACTCCAGTTTCCATATCCTCTAGGTGTACCACAGAATAAAGCACTACCATTTCTATCAGATAAAGTTGGTCTAAGTATTTCGTACCAAGTATTTTCTCTAATATCTGCGAACTCATCCATAATTAAAAAATCTAATCCTACACCTCTAAGGCTGTTCTCATTATCAGCACCCCTTAATGATATAGTTGAGCCATTTCTTAATGTGATAGTCAGGTCAGAGTTATTGACGGATTTTACCCATTTATGTGCAGTTAGTTTTTCTATTAAGTCAGTCCAAACAATCGTCTTAGCCATTCTATAAGTGGGTGCTACATACCAGACTTTACGTTTTGGATATCGGCTAAACTTAGCTATCTCGGTGACGGATAAAAAAGTCTTACCCCATCTTCTTCCTGCTATGATTGTTCTAAATCTTTTATCGCATTCAAGAACTTGTTTTTGAGGTCTACTTAGTGGCAATAATTAAACAACCTTTTTCCCATCTATATTTTATTTTTTTATATATCTCTTGATTTTGTCTGACTATACCATCTTGCTTTTGTTTATTTAACCAAGCTTTCGTATTATCTTTTGTTTTTCCTACTATTCTCATTCCAATAGCTTTACAGGCTGCTGATTTTTCTTCTATCAAGGTATAAGTAATCATTCTTTGATATCCTAGTGCATCAGCTATACGCCAACACCTACCATATAAATAACTATTAGTATTTCTAGGTGCATCATCTAAAACACAAGAACGCAATAACTCTAATGTTTTCTTATCATCAAGTGTAGCTGATATTGGTCGTCCACATATAGCGACACCAACTAATTTATCCTGGAATAAAACACCTATTGAAAATTTATGTCCTTGAACTTTTTTGTTATGTGAATGATGTTCAGTCACAAATTCGTTTGCTTCTTTTAATGATATTGGAATAGTGATGAAGTTTTTAGACACTAATCTACACTAAATGGTAGTGGTTCATTCTCATCAGATACCATTCCACCATCTGATTGACCCAATTCATTCTTGCCTAGCCATATAGCCATAGTTGCATTCCCATTCTCAGCTATCTTCCATTGTATCTGTCTTAGACGTAGTTTTTTCAAACTTCTGCCTTTTGTAAGATATTCGGAATAACTCTTTCTAATAGTCGCTTCATTACAATTAAAGAAATCTGCAATCTCAACATTAGTACAACCAAATGAAGCTAATTTTTGAACTTCCTCCCCATTGATGTTTAGTTTCGGTCTTGCCATTTTGTCCTCTTTTCATGCGTAGAGTGTACGCTAATTGCTTTATATCAATAATAGGCACTATTAATCAATTTATTTTTTCTGCCTTTTGTCCTGTGTATTGTTCCCATCGCTTAATAATTACATCAATGTATATTGGATTGT